GGACGTTTCAAACCATAACGTTTCGTAACCTTTAGCGAAATTACCCGTCGATGTGACGACGACCACGCACACGGCGGTCGTGTCATTCCTCCACGTAGCCGACCAATTGGCGTCGAATTTCAAACAAATTCCTCGACGTTGACATGCGGCAAAAAGAGTCATTGTCACAACACATATATTACACGACCGGACGGCCAGCGAAGAAGCTATGCTCTCTGTCTTTATATAATATTCGTTCCTCATTTCTCTAAATTAATAAATTATGAATAATCAGTTATGGTTGATTATGTTTTTCGTGGTGATCTTGGGAGTACTCGGAGTTTTTGCCTTTACAGAGAAAAGACGGTCACCTGCACCGTTACCACCGGCTGAACCCACGTACGGTCTGTACGGTGGCGCGCCTCTCATGTTTAACGGTGCCATTCTACCGGCGACGATCGATTTACCTAATCCACCCCAACCCCCCATCGCGGCCTACACGCCTTACGGTGCCTATTCGGAACAGTCGCTAGGCTTTCCCATCGGCAACTATTGGCCCAGACCGGACATGATGACGTTTCCCGAGTTTACAATCCCCACCTACATCAATGCTCCCGATAGTACGATGAAACCTCCAGTACCGGGACCCGGACCCGCGCCCGGACCCGTGCCCGTACCCGTGCCTGGACCCGTCGACGCCAAACTTGCCGCTAATTTAACGAAATATTTCAAACAATTGTGGCCAAATATGACGACGTTGACTGACCCGGTCAAATTGGAACAAATCTACGACAATTTAGACGCCTACTATCTCGATTGGATTCCAGGCAAAGAAAAAGCCTCAGCGTCCAACTACAAAACCGATCGTATGCCTTTGTTGACGGCCATCGATTCCGACGCCAAACTCGACTACTCGCGACTATTTGACGGCAACGTGTGCGATTGTTTGCGTATCGCTCACAAAGAATGCATCTACAGTCCTAATCGATTGCAAGCCAAAGAACTTTTGGACTGTCCCACGTGGCCCTACATGGTCGTCAATTTGACCAACGCGTGGCTCATGAAACGCGCCTATGATACCAACAATCCCGATAGCAATTATCGCAAAGATACCATCGTTCGAAACGGCATGTCGGGCATGAAAGGATTTCCCAACGATTCTTTTTACGAAGGTTTCGTCTATCCGGGCGAATACGCCGTCCCCGATTTGTGCAGCAGTAAACCCGATCCGTTTTTCGACGAAATGCAACCCGGTCTGACGTCCGGTGGTCAGCCACTCAACATGTCGCGTCGCAATCCACCGTGGTGGTATCCTCAAGATTGCTCTTCGACGGCTTGCGAATTCCCCGACGAAAAATGTTTGACCGTCGTCAGCGACGGCTCGTATGGTGGATCTCAATCCAAGGGCACCTTTAAACGTTGCTATCGCGACGGAACGTACACGATCGGCAATAAAGCTCCCGCTTCGGCGTCACGTAGCGGCTTTGTGCGCGAATACTTGACGACCGACCTGAAAGACGACTGTCCCGGCGGTTTCCCGCCCAACATTTGCGCCGACGTTTCTCCGCGCGATTATCGCGGCTACTGGACGTACCCTTTAGTCGGTTGCGGATTGTGGTGGACCGTCGGCAAATCGGTGGCCGTCAACACTAAACTCGGTCTGCTCTTGGCTCCCAAATCGGAACAGGGATTGGGTCTGGATTTCGATAAACTCATGGAATTGCGCACGCAAACCAACGCTTTCGAACAGAATTTGTTCCAACAAGTCAATCGAGTCATGCAAATCATTCGCGACGGTAGCGTACCCGCTAACGGCACCATGTGGCCGGCTATGACGTTGGACGTATTGAAACAGCACGGTTACAAGGGCGCTCAGATTGCCGATAGAACGCAAGCCTTCAGCGCCGCCAAAGATCTCGTAGCCTACTGGTACAAAGAAGGCTATACGGGTCTCGATTCCACTCCTCACGGTTTCAATTACAATTACTCGAAATATTTCCCGTTGGGTTGTCATTTTTCGTACGCGTCTCGTTTCGATCATTTGCTCACCTCGTACATGACGGTAGCCAAATTGGATTCCATTCAGTTTTTAGTGGAACCGCAAAACGTCAAAGTCGGTCTGCGTCCGGCCTACATGTTTGAAATTTTCAGCAAGAAACCTCGAACGGCTGATGCTATGGTCGGTTCGGCATTCCAAGATTTCAGTATCACGTCGTGTCGCGCGTGCTACAGTCTCGATCCGGGACCTCAAATCGAACAGTACATCAAGTACGGCTACTTGCCGGCATCGGCCGTCACCACCAAGAAACTCATCGATCCCGCCGTCTTTTTGGCTCGTGCCAGTGCCAAGAGTTTCACTCCGGCCGTGCTTTAAGTTTGCATCAGAAAGCCTCATCGCCTACAACATAAAGATAATGAGTACGCGTGTCGTTTTGAAACGCGTCGAAGACGAACAACGTCTACGCGATCGTTTTACGGTCGTTCTCGAAGACAAGACGACTCGCGTGTGTTTTGTCGACGGTGTTTGGCCGACGTTCAGTGTCCCTTTCTCGGCCGTACCGACGAGCGGCAACAATCGCTTGTATCGACCTTGTCTCTCGTTTCCCCGATTCACGGGCACGTTGCGTCCCGAACAGGTCAATATTCATCAAAATGCTCGCATCAAATTGGCCGAAACGCACGTTGTCATGATTAGCTGTTTTCCCGGTTTCGGGAAAACCATAACCACCCTGTCGTTGGTGTGCTCTCTTCGCTTGCCGGCCATCATCGTCTGTCATCGCGTCTGTTTGGTTCAACAATGGCGCGAATCGATCGCCACGTTTTGCAGCGGCGATGCTCTCGTCGTCGACTTGCCAGGCTACACGGGCACCGACTATCATTTTGGCATCATCAACATTGCCAACGTTCACAAATTAAACGACATCCCGGTCGATCACGTGCTCGTCACCGATGAAACCCACTTGTTGCTCAGCGAAAAACGCAGTTTGAATTTGTTGAAATTCTGTCCCAAACGATTCATCGGCTTGACGGCGACACCCTATCGTCCCGATGAACTGCACGTCTTGTTTAAATTTTTTTACGGTGAAAATTTCATCGTGAAAAAATTGTTCAAAAAACACGATATCTACACGGTGTACACGGGCATAGTGATGCTCGAGCGGCGCATTTACGGCAAACTCGACTGGAACTACATGTTGGAACAGCAAGCCACCAACGTGCAGCGTCATCGTTTACTGGTCGACATTATTCAAACGTTCCCCGCTGACCGCACGTGGCTCGTGCTCGTCAAACGCGTGGCTCACGGTGAAGCGTTGCGCGATTTACTTTTGACCGTGCGACCGTCGCGCGTCGTCAGCCTCCTCACGGGCAACGTGCACACGTACGACAAACAGTGCGACATTTTGATCGGCACCGTTGGCAAAATCGGGACGGGTTTCGATTTTCCCAAATTGGATTCCCTACTCGTCGCTGCCGACATGGTTCAATACTATATCCAATTTCTGGGCAGAGTCATGCGAACGAAAAACGTGCCCGTCGTCGTCGACGTGGTCGACCAGCACGCCATCATGAATTTGCACTACTTGTCTCGCAAAAAAGAATATCTCGAACACGGAGGGCGCATCATCAATGCCAACGAACGCGTTCGAGATTTAACCACCACCACTACTAACCCGTAGCGGCGGCGGCTTCGACGTCTCGCGAAACGATCGTCACGTGCAACGATTTACATTTCATGGGAAAGACGAAATGCTTCCTGAATTCGTCGACAAATTCGCTAAAAATAGTCAATCGAAGATCAAAGACGGTCGTCTGTTTGGTTCTATAGATGAAAGAATTGAGCGATTCCGTGTGATGCCTCAGTCGGCACATGTTGTGACTTTCGTTGACAAACACCCCGGGACCGATCAGTTTAGTTTTCTTGCAAAAATCGTATTTACATCGGGTAATATTGGTAAAATGATGCGCGAATTTACACAGATTATTGTAGACGCACGGTTTCTTTAGCAAATAGAGTCGACAGAGTTTCACGTTGACGACGCGTGACGGCACCGTCGGATGCCTCGTGTTCCATCGCTGAGGTATCGTGTACACTTGGACGTGATTGTTGAACATTTTATCGATATCGTCCGTCGACTCGAACAAATTATAGTGGATAGGTTTCGGAAATATATATCGTCTTTTTTTGGTTGTCATCTCGTCTGGATCGTCATCGTCGTCATCGCCACCGCTGCTGCTGCGATATTCGACAATGGCCGCGTCTCCATCGTAATCGAAATAGTCATCCAACTCTTCTTCGCTGCTGACGAGCAAGTCGTCTTCGGGTACCGCCGCGATTTCATCCGACATTTTTCTATTGTTCTTGACCAATTCTTTATCATCTTGAATTACACAACATTTTTTGAAAAATTAATTTGTCTTGTACAATTCTTTGACGCGTTGCAGCGTCTGTTCTTCTTTGCCCAGTCGACGATTGACGTGGTTGTGAAACGTGAACCAAAAGTAAAACAAATTGGCTTTGTTCAGACACGCCCATGTCAACGCTTCTCCTCCCATTTCACTCGTGTAGGTGTAGGCCAAATGTTGGGCTGCCGTCGTCGGCAACCAGATGTGAAACGTTTCGAGAAATTGACGCATGCGCGTCTGATCTGCAAACGTGGGTTGATCTCGATACGTCAACGCCGTCATGTGTAAAAAGAACCAGAATGGCGGTCCCCATCCCGCCACGCGCGTCGAATACATGTTTCTGGCTTGCATTAAACCGACGAGCGGTTTGTGAAGGCGTTGATTGACGGCGTTGTGAAAATGGACGTAAAACTCGAAAAGCGATTGACGCGACATGGTCGCTTGCAATAAATTGGATTTCGACACGTAGTCTCGAGCGTGTTGCTGACAATAGGGACAGGGTAACAAATTGGGCAACAAGATGAGAAAGTCAATGGCCGCTTTTACGTGAGGCGACGATGGTGTCGCCGGATAGGCCAGACTGCTCGTGTGTAAAAAGAACCAAAAAGAAGGTCCCCAATCGGTCGTCGATCTAAACGATGATCTGTTTGCGTTCATTTATTGGAGGTTATTAAACGTAGTCGTACATGACGTTCATTTGCGGCGCAAAACTGGCTCTACGATGGCGACGACTCGACCGACGCATGGTACGTCTCATGGTCGTGGCCGAAGCGCGACGTTTAGACTTTCGGCGTTTAGTTCGACGAGACTTTCTACGCGATTTCTTTGTCACTCTGGCCATGAAACACTTTCGTTTTCCATTGGCCCTAAAGCAAACTTTTCTCTTTCTAGTACGAGCTACCATTTTATTTAAATAAAATTAATAACGGCGGCGACGTTTGCTGGTCTTGCGACGTTTACTAGATTTGCGCGACTTTCTTTTTGAACGTCGCTTGGAGCGACGTTTGGACTTGCGAGATTTGCGACGAGCCTTGGCTGCCGCCGGTCCCAACAGGAAATCCGGTGGCGGTGGCAGCTCAGCCTCTATTGACGGTGTCAGAAATACTGACGGTGCGTCTTCCGCGAGATCTAGGGAGGGATCGTAATTTCTCGGTCCAAAATAGGTCGTCTTGGGGTACGGACGACGACGAGTGTACCTTCGTCTCGTCCTTCTTTTGGTAGTGACACGTTTATTGGACCCTCTTTTAAACCAATAACATCTCTTATAGTATCCTTTTCCTTTTCTAGATTTGACCATTATTATTTATTAATATCAATTGATTTTAAAATTGCTCACAAATTTTAATGTAGTTTGTGTGTACACACGATGAATGATTTAGAAAAGTTTGATTTCAATCTGGACGCTCGCGATGAGGACATGTGGTCGTTGCTGGCATTTGTCCAAGTGTACGACATCAAGAGTCTTCCGGTCGAAGTGTCGCAACAGTTGACGCGGTTCTATTGCGACAAAATTCGTCAGGTTTCGAAACAAACAGGTCGTGACGTCATGGACGACCATTTTCTCAATACGGTTCACTATTGCATTTGTCGTGGCTACGAATTTTTTCGTAACCTAACACCCTTCAAATTGCGCGTGTGTTTGGCGACGCGATCGCAAGTGAATGCCTACTGGCTCGAACGCATTGCTTCGTTGATGCAATTTCTATAAGTTCCAATATTTTTCATGGAATATTGGAACTATTTCTTAATATAAATCTTTGATTCGAATAAAGAAAAATGATGCAAACACTTCAATCGAATGCTTTCGAGACTCTTGTCGTAGAGTTCAAAAAATATCTGGCTTTACAGGTGCCGTCCGAGTTGGCCGTCGTCTTTCTGACGGGTAGCGACTGCAAGTATTGCGTGGAAATGCGAGAGGTCATTGATCGTGTCATGCCTCGCTATATAGGCAAAGTGCAATTTTTCACCGTCAATTTGAGCGAGAACAAGTCGGTCGTCTCGAAAGCCGAAGGTAGCGTCTATCAGGATGGCAGCGACGCTTCCATTCAACACGTACCCATCGTTATTTTCTATCGCAAACAAATGCCCATCGCTCGTTTCAAGGGTCAGTACAACGAACACGATTTCGCTCAGTTCATCGCGTCCGCGATCGAAGGTTCGGTCGCGGTTCCAGCTTACGCTCCGCCTCCGTCGTACGCGCCACCACCCGCCGCCGCCGCTGGGTATCCAGTAGAGCAGCCGGTTGCCGCCTCCGCTTATCAGCAGCAGCCGTACGCCTATCAACAGGCAACGCCGCAACAGTATCAGCAGCAGCAGCAGCATTATCAACCGACTGCGGCGACGGCACCGGCTAAACTTCAGCAATCGTACTACAACACTCCGTACCGTCAACCTCCTCTGCAGCAGCACCAACAAGATCTCTACAACAGACCGGGAGCAGCTGCCGCCGCCGCCGACAACGCGCCCAGCATCGAAAACTGTAGCGGACGTAAATTTTGCTATTCTACCTACGCAAATGCTTATAACAGTTGTTAAATAATTGTTTGATGTAGATAAAAATGGAGAAGCACATTGAATGGCTATCTCGCAAAAGCGATGTGTTGAAAATGTTTTTCATGATGATTCCCGTCGGCGACGCTTTCCATTTACCCGATTGCAGTTGGGCGTCAGAGACGCGAGGACCCGACACGTGCGTCTGTCAGCACATTATGTGGCGCGTTTACGGCGTTTTGACTAGCAGCAGCAGCAACGGCGGCGACGGCCCTCAGTCGCTCGTATAGCGCTTCCGTCACGTAATCTGGACAATCGACGTGCACGTGATCGACGTAGAAAACGACAGCGACAACGTCAAAGGTCACATGTCGTCACGCGAATTCTCTCAACCATTTCAATGTCGACTCCAAATAACGACTCGTGTACGCTTCTGTAAATGTTGCCGTTTCCTTGTACCATTCTTGATATGTTTTTATCCAATACATGAGTACCCCCTGTAAGTCTTTTGATTCCAATGTCGCGTGACACGCTTCGATGGGGACGATAGAGTCGTCGAGGTGAAACAAGTGCGTAAACAATTGGTTTTCGCGCAACGTCCGGACGCTTTTCCAGCGACCCACATCTCGCCATTGTCGTTCATTATCGCTACAGCTGCTGCTACCGCTGCTGCTACAATCGGAATTGTAACCCGAAGCTCCTCCTTCCGTTGTGGGCGGAGTTTCATCTTCGTCGCGTGGGTAGTCGGCGCATTGAGTCACTCGCGCTAGCAAATCAAAAAGACTGCGTTTGAATTGTCGATGGCGTCGAGCGTGTCGCAACCCGACTTCAAATTCCACGCCCCAATGCTGAAAATTCTTTTGCAGAATGTAAATGTCGTGGATGGGACAAAAGACCATAGGATTCATGTAGTGATGCGTTTGAGTCATGGGCGCGCGTAAACCTGTCACGCCCCGACAGTAGCTGAACCCGAAATCGATCATGATGGGACGATAGTCATCGTACGGCAATATGGTACGCGTGCCGTCGTTGAACGTGTACACGTGTTTACTTTGCGACGCTTTCACCATAAGAATGTTGTCGAAATGCAAGTCGTAATGGGTGAAATCGCAGATTTCTCTGGCCACTTTGAGCATGCAATAGAGATGCAAATAAATGAGCTCTTTTTCGCTCGTGTTCAGCTCGTCCATAGCGTCGTACAGAGTGAATTCGTGTTCGATAAACTCCATGACAATACACTGCGATTTCGCCGTTTCCTTATAGTCCAGCAGTCGAGGGAAAAAAGATTTCATTCTCTGGTCGCTGTTCAAGACGAGCATAACGTCGCGTTCGTGTTGCAAATTCACGTCCGGTAAGCTATTGGTCTTGTAAATGGCTTTCTTTTTTTTATATTTTCCCTCGTAGACGGTGCCGTAGTTTCCTTGTTTGGATAGTTTTTTCATCGTATATGTGTGTTTATGTGTCTCGGTTGATTCTTTTTAGGAGCCAAATAAATTTGATTCACCACGATTACCTGTAAATTTTACAGATATATTGAACGTCGAGCTAAAAGAACGTATTACCACAATAAAAATGACTGAAAAGATGGTTTCTCAAGAAAAGATGGTTCGTCAAGGAAAGTTGCACGTGCGTCAAAAGAAGCAGACGCGCAACGAGAGCATCAAGTCGTGCAAAGAGACACTGGAACGGCTCATCAACACCTATCAGATGGAGCCAGAGTTTGCTCACGATTTGGAAGAGTTTAGCAAGCTCTTTGCGTCCATGTTGAAAACGCTCGAAACGGTGAAAAAGACGCGCAACAATGCCAACACGGGATTGGGTAAGAGTCGACCCGTCACGGCCGCCACGCGCGCTTTCATCAAGCAAGTGTCTGGCGACGACAACGACAACGGGGCGTGTTCTCGTTCCGTTCTCACCAGTCTCATCAGCCGCTACGTCAAGGAAAAGCAACTTCAAACCCACGAACGCAAAACCTTGTTCCAATGCGACGAGGCGTTGTGTAGCATTCTCCAATGTACCGCCTCCATGTGCAACGATGCCAAGAAATTGGAAAAGTACTTGGAACTCGAGTGCATTCAAAACCGCGCCTACATGCAACAGTATATAATCGGCTTACTCGAGTCTGGTTCAACCATTGAGTTGGCGGACGAGCTGAAGTTGCGTGAAAACGATTTGATTTCCTGGACAGAATTACAGAAGATTTTGTTTTTAACTTTCGAAGATGAACAGCAAAGCAGCCCTAGCCAATAAATTTGCCGAGAAAGCCGGTTTGACCGATGCCAAATCGACCACCATCCCATCGTGTAAGTCCATCAACAAGCCGGCCGGACTTTTTATTGGCGAAGACAATTTGAAGTCTTCTGGATGGAAACCTGAACTGATGGCTGTTGGAAAACCTCATAAACTTGTAACTCGAAAACTCGACCCCATTACCAAAGGCTTTGAAGAAAAGCCAGGTATTCTTTTGGATGCTCCACGCCTTCTCATTTTACGTTCGTCACCGTTACTTTGTAAAAATCTTAACACTGGTTATGTTGATGGCTTGTGGAATGCTCCTCTGCACAAACCGGTATCTTATTTGAGATGTATGAGACGTCATTTAGTTTTGTTTGTCGATGAAAAAAATGAGCCGATGCACACTCGTCCCATTCAATTGAGTGCTATGGGACATTTTATGTATAACTTTGATAAAATGTATGAGAAATTTGTTGTCACCATGATGGCCCAGGAGAACTTGCCTTTTGGCGGTAAATTGGACGACACTACGGACAACAAACAGCTCTACTTTTCCAGCTTGTTTGTTTACGCTCCTATTTTCCAGTCGCAAGCCGTCGGCACGCCACCCAATTCGTCGATGGCGTGCATCACTACCGATTTCAAACCCAGCGTCATGATTGAAGCCAACGATGAGCACATGGAAGTTTTCCAAGCCGGAAAGAATTGGTGGAAAAAGGCCGTCAAAAGTTTGTCGTCACTGGAACCTTCTCCCACTCCAACCGTGGTCGACTCGAATTTCGGCGGCGGCGAGAACATTATCTACGAAGAAGAAGTCGACTTTTAATTTTCTTTGTGTTGGTAGTCACATGTAGTAGTGATGGTAGAAAAACAGTAGTTGGTAGTAGTTGGTAAACTTTCAATATTTTTCACATTTTAAATATTGAAAGTATATAACAATAAAATATGTCTGACGTGATAAAGTTGGAAAAATTGCCCAATTATGATTGTATTTTGCCCAACCAATACACGTATAAAGATCGAAAAGCTAGAGGTTCGAAAATTATCATTGTCGGCAAACCCGGTTCGGGTAAATCGACGTTGCTCAAATCGATTCTGAAAGCCAAAAGCGATATCATTAAAACGGGCATTGCCATGTCCGGCAGTGAAGGTGCCAATGAATTTTATAGGGAATTTTTCCCGCCACTTTTCGTCTACGAAGAGTACGACGATCAAGTGCTAGCCGACGCTTTGACACGTCAATCCAAGGTTATTAGCAACAAGGAATTGGCCGACGAAGACAAGTGGTTGGCCGTCATTTTAGACGATTGTGCAGATCAGCCTAGCGTTTTTAGACAGAAAATTCAGAAAACTTTGTTTAAAAACGGAAGTCATTTTAGAATGTTTTACATTATATGCATGCAATTCGCGTTGGACATGCCGTTGAACGTGCGCACGGCCGTCGACGGCGTCTTTCTCTTTCGCGAAACCAACTTGGAATCGCTCAAGCTCATGTACGTCAACTACGCCGCCATCGTGCCGTCGTTTGACTTGTTCAAACAACTCATGCTCCACTACACGGGCGACCATCAATGTCTCTTTTTGAACAACGCTCTCCAGTCCAACGATTGGAAACAGTGCGTCTACTATTGTAAAGCCGACGTGGTCGACGGTTCGTGGCGTTTCGGTTCTTTCGACCTGCACCAATGGAACAACGAACGATTCAATCCGTTGTGGGACGATCCAGAGTATCAAATGAATCAAGCACTCAAAGAGTTGCCTACTACTAATCGCTAAACATTTGCGTCCATATCGGTGTTCCGTCGCTTTTACGCACGGCGCCGACACCGATTCGTTTGTACGACGTGCCCAAAATATTGCTACGGTGACCCGGTGAATTCATCCATCCTCGCATGACGGCTTCGGGTGTCCCGTAGCCTGCGGCGATATTCTCTCCTATGGCTCCCCACGGGTAGCCGGCTTTACGAGCCCTATCTCCCGGAGTTTCGCCGCTGGGATTGTTATGATCGAAAAATCGTCGACTGTTCATGTCGGCGCTGTGCGCGCGGCTAATGTCGGCCAATTTGGAGTCAAACACCAGTTGAGCTAGACCGCGACTCGATCTTTCGGCGTTGGTGATTCTCGCCACTTGACCTTCCCATCCATCAGGAGCCGGTAGAGAAGGTTCAGCTGGTCGTCGCGGTCCCGAAGACGACGAATTCAACAAGATAAGCACCACTACAAAGAGTAGAAACCCACCAAAGACCAATAACATTTTTTGAGAATTTAACATTTTATCTCTATTAAAGGTAGATTATTGTAAAAAAAACTAGGCCGCCATGACGACAAACAGCAGCAGCAGCGTCTACATTATCGACGATTTGTTGGACGAAATCGACGTGTTGAATTTGTTGGCGGCCGTTTCGGACGAAAAGGAGAATTTCTTTCCAACGGGCACTGTGACCAACGCGGTCGACTATCGTCGATCGACCATGATGAATGTGACACCGGCTTTTATTCGACAACTGTTTCACCATAAAGTGATCTCTTTACTGCCCGAAATGTGCCGTCATTTATGGCATCCCGATTTCATCTTGGACGACTCGGCTTTCGAGTGTCAAGTGACTCGCAGCGGTCACGGTGATTTCTATTTGGAACACACGGACAATTGTACACCGTGCGAATTACGCGAACTCACCTACGTCTACTATTTTCACACCAATCAGTTCACCGGTGGAGAATTGGTCTTTATCGACGATGGCACTATTGTGAAACCGCTTCGAAACCGTCTCGTCGTTTTCGATTCGTCGCGCATGCATCAAGTGTTGCCCGTCACCGTGACGGGTGCCAACACGTTCGAAAACGGTCGTTTCACCGTCAACGGCTGGATCCGACGACGTGCCGACCCGTAAAAAAATTCAAAATAAGATGTGTGTTATTTTGAATTTTGTATATGCGTGTGCGTGTGTGCGTGTGTGTGTTTAATATCGCGTGGCGATAGTGACGTCGCCAACATTGTTGACCATTTCTCTGTAGAGTGGAATCATGCCGCTCGTTTGCATGACCATTTCGTTGTCGGGTGAAAATTCGGCTCCCGCGTTGATGTTGTGTCCACCGTACGTGGACTGGTATTTGAGCAAACCCAATTCGTTGGTGGTGTCGTTGTGTCGACCGCCCATCACCGTCATGGCTCCTTCGCGCAAATCAATGTGCGGCGTGACGGCCGGTTTGAACCAATTGTCGCCCGATAGAGGAGCGATAGGCAAATCGCCTCGAATGGGATCACCGAGAGAAAAGAGTCGGCTCATCTTGTTGGCGTAGACGGCGCGCGGGTAAATGACTGGCTGCAATTGACCGCTATGGCTCAAACCCAACGGGTTCATGGGATCCACGGCCAAGTATTGCGTGTCGGGTACGGGTCCTTGCAGAGCCGAAGTGTAGGGAACGTCGGCGACGCGCGGTGCCACGTTACTCGTCTGATTGGGAGGCACAGTGTAATTCAAGGTGAAATTGGTGGTGGGCGGTGCCAACATATCGCTAGCTTCAGCGCGACGCGGACGCACCAGCATGTCGCTGCTCATCATTCTTGCCGGTTGAGGCACCATCGATGCCGCCGGTTGTCTAGTGGTGTTGTAATCGAGCGTGGTCGTCATGGCTCGAGGAGGAGGCTCTTCGAATCGATACGACAAGGGCGGCATGAATGTTTCAATGAGGGACGGCGATTTTCTTTTCGTCCACGCGGCGCACAATCCGACAGCAATTAAAAGTGTCAATATAACTTGAATCATTTATTATTAACATCCACATGTTGTGAAATATTTTGCGAACGACTGAGCGCGTCTTTAGCGTCGAACGAGAAAATAGTAAAGGCCGATTCCTGCAGCCATAGCAGCGATGAAAAATCCTAGGCAAGCGTAATCCATATTTTATTATAACGTGGTTTTAATCAAATCATATCCTTGTTGAAAAAGTTTTATTTTCGTCTCATGATCCAACGAAATGATGGATTCCACTCCGCCTCCGTCGGCTTCGAATTCGTAGAGACGATGAATTTTCGAGCACGCTTCGAGACGCGACTTGTCGAGCAAACGACTCGGTACACTAAAGACAATGTCGACCAATTCTTTGAGACCCGGTGCCGGTGGCGGAAGTGTCGTCGGCAACGGTAACGTTCGCGGTCGAAAACATAGAGCCATGATTCGTTCGCTGAAATCAAAATCTTGAGCCACATCGACGGCCAAATTGTTGACGATGCCTCCATCCATGTAGACGTGCTGGGTTTCGACGCAGCGCGGCAACGTTCCCAACGGGATGGCGCAACTGAAGAGAACGGCGTTAATGACGCTATAGTCGGGTGTAGTGATGACGCTGAAAATCTCTTGTCGCCGCATCGTCACGTTGAAGGCAATGACAAAAAAAAACTTGCCAGTTTTTTTGAATAGTTGCTCGAACGTGACTTGAACATCGAGATAGGTGGGCATAACGGTGGGCAGTAGACTGTGCACGTACGGCGGCCGCGTGCTAAACTGGAAAATCTTTTTCAACGGCAACAGATCGTACTGTTGCGACGGCGTGTGACCGCACAGGAACAGCAAACAAATGATGCTACCGACGCTCGTACCGCAATACGTCGTGATGCGTTCCAAATGGCCGTGCTCTTTCAAGTAGTGCAAGCCGCCCAAATACTGGACGCCCTTGAATCCTCCGCCGCCGATGACGAGCGTGTCGCACAGCTCGGTTCTCTGACAATTTCCATTACCAATATCGAAATTGTAGTGATGGAAATGGCCCATAATTTATTTATATCGTGTGTGATAAATATATTATTTTTCTTGGAGTGAATTTTTTAAAGATAAAAATGAATAAGACTCCAATTTACAAAATTTTGCACAACGACAACACGGCAGATAGGCTGGACCGTTTGGAACGTTTGTTGGAACGCGTGCTCCAGCAACAGCAGCAGCGAATAATGCCAGCGGCGGCAACAATCGCTACACCCCCCACCATGTACGCTCCTTCGAATGTGGTCAAGAGCCAAGCGGATTGCGTCAAATGCGCGACGCGGGCCGCCACGTCGGAAAAGGTGCTCTATTTCGCTCTCGGCGGTGTTCTCGTTCTCCTCGTCACTTTGACGATTAAAAATATGAAAAATAACCGAGGCCAAAAGTACGGCAGATAACCTTAAAAAGTGGAAACATGTTTTGCGATTTCTGTATGTTTAGTAGCGCCAACGACGGGGAGTTTAAGAAACATTTTCGTCGCGCCCCCTGTCGCACGGCTCGATCGATTCTTTTCTGTTGCAAATTGTGCGACTATGTCGGCCACTCGATCAAAGACATCAAGAAGCACGCGTGCACTCGCGTTCGCTTCGAATTCAACGAAATGGAACGTTTGCGAACGGCGCAACTTTTGCCGACCCCTCATCAACTCGTCACCACCGTCGCCGAGCACGAATGGTACAAGATGGAACAACAATTGAAAGAAGTACGCGTCATCATGAACAATCCCAACTTGCAATTGACGCACGTGTCGCTGAGTAATCGCGAACAATTGTTGCTGGTGCCCGGTAAATTGCTCTACTCGCTGTGTCAGTACCGCAAATGGCTTCACGCCCCTCACGTCGGATTGCCCAATTTATCGGTGGAAAACATTTGTCAAGTGATTCGCAATCGTCGCTACGCCGATCGTTTTTTCGTTTTCCAAGTGCACGACGAATGCGATGTGCGTCACTATTTCAAACTCTTGTTCGCCAAAGCCGATGCCGCCTATTGGCCTTTTTGTGTCGACAATGCCACCATCACGCATTGGGTGTACAATTCGACGTGGTGTCCCTTTTCGAAAACGGTCGACGGTCAAGTGTACGTCAAACAGACGCGCGACGAGCTGTTGAACGCGCTCTACGAATCGCGCTACACCAATTGGCATTGGTCGCGAATGTCTCGCGGCGATTTCCATCGATTCGTGTGTCGCGAGTGGACGACGTTGCACTACAAGAACATCATAAAAATCGTGGGCAGTCTGGCCGATGTCATCAATCACCAGTGGACAGATTTGGAAGCGGAGCAGGGACGCGTTCGCGAAAAAATCGAGAAACTCTTTCCGACGCTTTTCGATTTTGTGAGTTTTTGGGACGCGGGCGTGGACGCGGTCGTCAATCGAGTTGAGCTCAACGATTTGACTCTTGACGACGTGGATCTGTACGAGTGTGTGGAACTGTCGTTGACGTTCGAAGAGGCCGTGTCTCGTTTTGTCGGCAAGAAAAAGCAACGCGGATGGCTGCCTTTGATGCGAGTTTTTCGCTCGAGCAATTGAATCGTCACTACGGTTGCTCGGCTCCCAATAAACGCGTCTTGTACGAAATGATTTTCGGTGTGCCCGTGACGGACGACGACGTTTGGAATCTCCCCGTTTTCGACGAGTACAAGAAAAAGGAACAAGAATTCGAAAAGTATATCGTGTCGCCTCACGATGTCGAAGAAGGTGTTCTCATTTGTCACAAGTGTAAATCGAAAAAAATCACGGCCTACAGTCGTCAGACGCGCAGTGGCGACGAACCGATGACCGTTTTTGCTAAATGTAGTATGTGTCAACATCAATGGGTTCAATAAATGAGAAGACCACAAGTCCTTTTTCTCGTCTTGTTATTTCTAACGATTGGTCTAGTTGTAGTCATTATTGCTAAGCAGCGACGACGCGTTCGCGAGTCGTACGTCATCAATTCACCTTCGGCCGTCTCGTTGTTGCATCGATTGAGTGAAGCCATGCGCGACATTTTAAGTAGTACTAGTAGTGGTGGTGGTGGTGGTGACTACTTGACGGCCATGTTGAACGGTCGCGACGTGTACAACGAGTTTACCATGGAGGAGGGTAGTCGATCGTACACGGAGAATAAGAAACGTATCGTCGTCTGTTTACGTAAAAACCCCAATGAATTCTATTCGTGGAACAGTTTAATGTACGTCCTGTGTCACGAGGTGGCGCACGTCATTTGCGACGAATTGCATCACACGGAGAAATTTAACGCCATCAACGCGGCGCTTTTAAAACGCGCTGAGACGTTGGGCTACTACGATCCACGAGTACCGTTCGAATCGAATTATTGTGGTTTATAGAATTATGATAAAGTATAGAATAAAAAGAAATATGGACGCCAAAGATGTTTACATTGTTCCCGTTTTCGGTGGCTACGGTACACCCAGCCAGGTGGCACCCGAACGATTGGTCAAGGGAGGCTACACGCGCATGACGGACGCCTACACGGGTAAAGATCAAGTGGTGACGTACGTGCGTCGCACTATTATTCCCGAATAAGCGGAAAAAAATTGCTAGCTAAATTGGATACAATTACCTAGTAAATAAACAGAGAAAAATATGGATATCGAATCCGGACACGAAGAAGTTTACAAGCCGTTGACGACTAAAAAGCATGCTCCGCCAGAGTCTCGAGCGTCGCGTCGCTACGCGCTCTTTCTAACGGCTACCAAAGTGCTCTGTTTGTTGATGGTGTTGAGTCTTTTGGGATACTACGTCTACGTGACGGTGACGATGGACGACGCGACCGCTCAGTTGGTACGCGACGTGAGTAAATTGAAACAGCATCATCATCATCAGCAGCATCGCAACAAGACCAGCAACGACGACGTTCCCGAATGGTTTACGCAAGTGCTCAATTTGACGCGCAAAGGTTTCGTTCACATTAGCCTGCAACCGTTCCCCCCGGAAGCTCCCGAACCAACCACGCACAGGCGTCCCACTACGTCTACAACCACTACGCCTGCAACCACTACTACGTCTACAACCACTACGCCTACAACAACGACGTCTACAACCACTACGCCTACAACAACGACGACTGTTGAACCTCCCACGACTAGCAGTACTACTACGTCGACGACAGAGAGTACTCCTGAAGATAGTACGACCGAAAGCACTACGACGACCACCGAAACTATCGATCACGATTATACACTTTAAAAAAACTTTTAATTTCAAAATGTATTTTAGACATGTTGAAATTAATTAATCTAGTTTATGATAGTTTGTATGATGAATGGTTCTCTTGAAATTGTTTTCGTGTCACGTGTCTGCGTTTTAACGGGTAATTACACAATGGAAGATTACGTCATGACTCGCCATCAACCGCCTTTGCTGGCTTCCGATTTCAGGAACCAAATCATGGTCGGCTACGACGGTCGACGCTATGATAGCGTGGCCAATTCTCACGGCAGATACTATTGGCGATGCGTCGACAAGACGTCGTGTTGTCGTGGGTTGTACGATGAATCGTTGCCTCGAAAATTGGAAGCCATGAACGAAGACGTGGACGCGTTTGTTCATCTGCTGGAGAGCGACTCGTCGCTTTCGTTTAGCAGTTTTTCTCGTTCGTGGTGGATGCGAAAACCGTTGACGTTTCTCAAAGAGATCGCCATGTATCACGGTTGGCGAGAAATAGATTTCCTTCCGAAAGCCATGAAAATGAATTATATCGATTATTTTATGTCGTACCCGTCGTCGGCCGAAGCGTTCGGCGACCAACTTTTTTTGAAAAAATATTTCGTTTCGCGTCGTCAAATCACCGACGCCTACCTGTCGCGTCTCACTCTGGAACAATTGACGCGAGTCATTGCCTGGTTCCGATTGGATGTCACCGCCGACTACAAAAAAGCCATCATCGGCTACATTCAATCGGGATTAAATTTGAAATAATAATTTTATATATCTTTTTTAGGATATGTAAAATAAGACTGTGTGCGTGTGTGAATAAATGTGCGATTACAGTAAATTTTGCACGACCGACGACGTCAACTACCAAAGTTTGACGACGGAAATCTATCTCAACGCCAGTCTACAGACACTCAATCAGATTTTGAAAAAAGTTTTGGATTTCGAAGCCGAACGCGTGGATCTCATCAGCTACGACGACATACCGTACATTATCGAACGTTTCAAAGGCATGCCCGACTACGCCTCAAAAAACGCCATCTACTTTACTTTGGGTTATTTGGCTCTGCGTCACGAGTGGGACGTGATTTGGAGAGTTCAAGAATTATTTTCGACATGGCTTGATGTCCCTTTAGCATCTCATCACACGATACGCTACTATCGCTATCTAAAACTTGCACCATCTGCTGCAAGTCTTTGATTTGAATCAGTTTGAAAATGATGGCATTATTGATGATGAGGTAAAATTGTTTCTTGTCGTAGGGACACTTCATGACGAAGCGTTCGAGAATGTATTGCTTGACGCACGATCGATTCGTGTCGCGAATGTCTTCGTTTTCCTGACGCAATGAATCGATAGTTTGATGAACATTTTTCGGTAACGACGCCGACGACGACAAGATGTACTTTTCGACGTAAACTTGTTGGCTGCGAGTGGTGCAACGGCTGAGCAGAGCGACGTGATCGACGTTTTTGATTTTCATCTCTCGGAGTGCCGCGCGTTTGTTTGTTTTAGTAAATAATTTCTTGAGGTATAAGATCGACAACGGGATCGGGGGTCGGTGTGATTTCCGCCGGTTGAACGAACGCCGATTGCGGTTGAGCCATACCGTTGTAGTCGAAAGGCATGGTGTTCATCGTGTCGAGCGATTGCATGTCGTGCGGCAACGTGCTGCCGTTTTCCTCCACACCGTAGGGATCGACAACGGGTTGCGGACCGGCCGCGTAGCCGTCCATCCACGAACAGCCGCCCAAACAGATGGACTGGTCTGCCGGCACTGCCGATTGAGATTGGGGCTTTCTGTTGCTGACGACGTAGATACTGGAGGTCGGCGACGACACGGCTGGGGAAACGCTGGTCGGCGAGTCGCGCGTTTTGTAGAACACGAATGAAAATAGCAAGACGACTGTGGTCGATAGAGCCAAAAATATGTAGTTCATCTTTATTGGAGTGAAAAGTTTTGAGTGGGCGGTAGAACCATATGCACGATTTCGTCCTTGTAGGTGACGGGTTTGGGCGGCATGGTCGGCGTCGGAGCCAGTCGCATCGACTGTTCCTGGCTGACGTTGTACATTAGGGATTGGGCATCGTAGCGATCGAGTTGCGCTATATCCCAATCGGATCGAATCAGAGTTACAATATCACTACTATTCATGGTTTTATTATGGAAGTTAAAAAATTGAGTTTCTATTTTAAACAAAATTAGGTTTAAAGAAGCGTTCTTGCCAACGTAAAACTCGCAAACATTATGGAGTATCTTATGAAGTTGAGTGAATTGTGTTTGTCGGCACCCGTTGCCGCTACCGTAGTGTCCACCGCTACCAACGCTGAAGCAGACGATGGTGCTCTTTTGGATGAAATCAAGCGTCATCAAATTGCCATGACGGACGACGATGGCACGTATCAAGTGTATTGTTCTTCTTCTCCTCAATCGGAATTCGAGTGTCTCATTCGCGGCTACATTTTCAAGGGACGTCAATTGATCTATCGAGGATTTCCTTTCACGGAAGAAATGACATGCGACAATGTGACGCGTCTGGACAAAATCAATCTGGCCGACTTTAAGATTTCGTGGTCGTACGAGGGAACGATCGTCAAATTTCTGTACGTCGACGGCAAATGGCTCATGACGACGCATCGCAAACTGAACGCTTTCAAATCGCGTTGGGCCAGCAAAACGTCGTTCGGTCACCTGTTTGTCGAAGCTTTGCAGAAAGATTACGGTTTCTCATCGTACGAAGACTTTCTCGACCAATTGCAAACGACGCGTCGCTACCATTTCATCTTGATCAACAACGCCGATAATCGTATCGTCGTTCGACCCGAATTGCAAAAAGAGAGCATCTATTTGGTGTTGGTGACGGACGAGCGCGATCAGCGGCTCAAAGTCCACGAAGCCATTGGATTCATTCCCATCAACGAAACGATTCGTTTTGATACGGTCGTCGATCTCGTGCGAGCCGTGAGTGCCATCAATCCGTTCGAAAAACAAGGCGTACTCTTGTTTTCCGACGACTACCGCGTCCAGTATCGCGTTTTGAATTCCGCCTACGCCGACTATGCCAGCGTGCGCAACAACATTTCGTGTCGAGCCTTTTGCTATTGCATCGCTCGTCGCGATGCCGATAAACGACGCAAGTATTTGGAATTGTATCCCGACAGCGCCCCGATCGCCGATTGGTTCGAATTGCGAATTCCCGTCATCGCGGCCGAATTGCTGCTGGCCTACAAGAATCGATACATCATGAAAAACTACGTGCACGTCAGCCAGGAGCGGCACGGTCTCTTGTTGAAAATTCAGCAATACTACGTGGAAACGAAACGTCACCACCCGGTTCACAAACGAATCACGTTGGCCGACGTGACGCGCATCATCAACGCGTACGACTATCCAGCTCGCGTCTTCAAAATAGCCTACCAGAAAGATAAACCTCAATACAATGGTGTCAAGAAATAAATACAAAAAAAATACCAATGTCTACTAGTTTTAGTATATCCCACCTGATTGTACAACCCGAACCAACCTCACCCTCCCTTAAAAATAGACATTGGTATTTCACACAATAAAAAAAGTTTACAACACTCGATTGCCTGACGTTTGGTCGCCCACAGTTGACTGTAGGAGTTGTTACGGCGTGTGTGTGTGTGTGTGCGTCGAATGATGAACTCTTTTATAGTTATCAACGGTCGTCGTACAACGTGTAACATTGGCAATGAAGTCATTTACTTGGAACGTCACGAGCTGACACCTAAGATTAGGATTGCGTATTCATCTTACAATTATTGGGAATCTATTAGTTGTCGCATAAAAGTCGGATTCGCCAGTGGCAGAACGAAATCTGGATTCATTTTTGGCAAATCCTATATGGGGTTTACATTTGAAGCCAGTGTAACTATCAACCTTGATCCAACTGTTATTCTACTAATGGTTTATCTGGACAATTGGATGTCGATAAAAAAATTCGAATGGGATTTACGATTTAAACCCTTTCCACTGGAATTAAAGTTACGGAGCGCCATTTGTATCCGTGCCAATAGTCTCGATACATCATCATTGCCGCAAAGTTTACAACACTACGTGGCTTCGATTGGTCAAGACGACGCCTAGCGTTGTGTGTCGCCTAGCGTTGTGTGTCGCCTAGCGTTGTCGTTGTCCGGCGCCGGCGGCGATTAGAGCGATGACGACGACAAAGACGGCGATACCGATGATGACGACGGCGGTGATGTTGACGGGCGACGATGGAGGAGGATTCGGTCTAGGCAGCGGCGACGGACCTGGCGACGGACGAGGCGGCGGCGGCGGCTGAGGTGGAGCTTCAAATTTGCAATTGATGGCGTTCTTATTGTCTGAAATGTTGACATTATTATTGTTTAAATTGTCGAAAACGATTTGGCAGACGTCAGATGGGCACGTGGCGTTTTTGACGTCTTGAGTTTTCAAATAGGGTGCCGTGGCGCACGCCGGATACCAGCACCCGTCATTGAAGGGAATATGGGGTTTGACGTTGCGATAATTGGGATCGGTGGATCGTTCGACGCATTTGCAATCGGGATTGTTGGGATGTTTGACGCAATAGTTTTGCACGATCGTGTCCTTGATGTCGGCCGTTTGAGTGTTGTAAAACAGGCGACACTCGTCTCCCACCTGCGTCGTGCTGTTGATGTTGCTGCACTTTTCAAAAGGTTTACCGCTTAGAGGATCCAGAGCGCACAGTGTCGCTTCGCTGCCGCACAGTCGTTCCATCATGAGTTTGTAATTGTCATTGTCACCGAATAAACGTTTGTAATTGTCAATGACGTTGATGCTATTCATTTCATCGATATCGTATTTGCAAACGAGATTGGGAGCTTTGACTTGCCATTCGACAGAGCTCAATGGATCTACGCGACCGTCATTGAGCCCGACGTCGCATTCTTTACGATCGGGAGGCACGCAAACGCGTCGTTGAGGGCAGAATCCACCGACGCACGATTCGAACGACGTGGTTTCGTCTTCGATGCCGCCCGTTTTGTTGCATGGCAATTGTTCTGTCGAGATACTGCATGTACCGAAAGAACACGCTTGGTCGGTCGTGTACGAGTCGCGCGTGCTTGTCTGTTTCTTGAATCCGGTGTAAGACATGTGTTTATAATAAATGTATATACCTTTTACGTTACCACGACAGGTGAAGTACGAGGTCAGAAAAAAATTGACTCTGCGACCCGAAGACAAAAGGAATACGATAAATGTCACAGTCGAAGAATGCGTTAATCCAGTTGAACGATTTGGCCATGAAACATGGGTTCCAAGTCAACACTACATTTTCCATCGCGATCTCGCCGATAGCGTCGACACATCATCAACCCCTGTTTACGTGTAGGTTGCAAGTGGACGAGATGGTGACTCGCGAACACACGGGTCGCAGTAAACAGGAAGCCAAAAGAACGGCGGCTATTGAATTACTGGAACTACTACAACGTCATCACAATCGACAAAAGCCCTATTTTTCGGTACCCATCGATCCGTTTCTCTTTTGGAACGGGTCGGCTCACAAGGTCAGCGTCACGATGGGCGGTGAAACGCGGGTCGTTTCCGTTTCATGCGACCGCATTTCATATCACTATCGTCCGCCGCCGCCGCTGCCGGCGACCAATCAAACAACGGTATAAATTTGTTTTCAATATTTTGTTGTATTGGAAATCTTGAAAACACACACACAAATTAAGTTAAATTTCTGTACTGTTGAGGGACGTCTTTGACGAATCCCAATTTGGCCAGAG